TATAAATAGTATTATCGTTAAACATAAGGATGTACTATGGTATGTACTTCTACCACGTGCCAGTGGATAACAACTATATCTCAACTTGCTGTTGCGGTGGTGTTTGTTTATGCTGGACTTGTTGTAAACAGTCATATGGAATCCTGGACTGAGTCGTTAGAAAAAGGTTCAAATGACCTTACTTCTATTAGTATGAATATGAATACGATTTCATATTCTATGGAATCTATTAATAGAGATATGGATGTAATGAAAATGCAAGCAGATGAAGTTGTTACAATATCAACTCAGATGGAATTGCATATGCACAAATTAACAAATGATATTAACGTAATGACCCAACAGATGCAGAATATTAATCGCAGTGTGGGTGGAATACAAAATAACTTCAGTCCCCAAGGGATGATGAGAAGTTTCATACCTTTTTAGGAGAAAGAAATGGCAGATTCAGAAAATGGACAATTTGATATAGATGATGATTTTGAATGGGGTTTCTCATTCTCGGATAACGACGATGGTGATTTAGATACCGTTGTTACCAAAGTATCTTCAGCTGCATCAGCAGACCTCGGTCCAGTTATAGCAAAATTAGATGCAATATTAGCATTAATCCCAGAGGATGCTGGGCATACTCATACAGCAGAAGAAGTTGATTTAACTTCAGTTGAAAATAAACTAGACCAAATCATTGCATTAGAAAGATTGGACGCATTAACTGCTGGTGATTTACCAGATATGTCCCCTCTTGAAACAAAACTCGACACACTTTTGGGTCGAGAAACAACAGTAAACGCACCATCAGTAGATATCGATTTAACAGAAATCACTGATAAATTAGATGTGCTTGAACTGACAATAGGAGAAGTACGTGAACTTGACTTTGACGGGGATGGTAGTGTTGACTTTGGAGATATTAACAACAATCTTGCTGATTTATTGGTTAGGCAGGAGACGGTGGAGACAGAACTTGAAGCGAAGAAAGAAGAGTTTATCAATTTTAAAGCGAATAAACTTAAAGCGCTGGAAAAACTAATTGTGCCTTTATTAAGGAATTTGAAATCAAATCCAGATAAAGCATATATACACTGGCCGAATCGTGCTGGTGTATTAGACGCCCAAATAGCAAAGATTTTGGGGATTACAAGATAAAAAATAAGGATATTATATTATGAAATCAGGTGTGCAACATAAGTTTGAAAGAGTAGAAACTAACAAAATACTTTGTGGGGAATGTAAGAACATTTGGTATGTGAGAGTTGATAAAATGACGTCAAATATGCATTGTCCTAAGTGTGATACAAAGGCCATTGCAATGCGTGTTCAACATATTATATCAAAGGGTATTATCTAATGTTTGAATACAAAGGCAAGGTCAAACGAATCATTGATGGTGATACTATTGATGCCTACATTGACCTTGGTTTTGATGTTTGGATAACCAAACGAATCCGTTTTATGGGTATTGATACACCAGAATCTCGCACACGTGACCTAACTGAAAAACGTTATGGAAAGGGTGCAACACATAGACTAACTGAGATGCTAGAACAGAGTGATGGTAAGTTTGTTATCAAATCTCACGGCACTGGTAAATACGGTAGAGTCCTTGGTGAGTTGTTTATCATTTGTAAAAAGAATAACGATTCAATAGTTTCAATAAACAAACAGTTAATCAAAGAAGGTCATGCAGTAGCATACTTCGGTGGTTCTAAACAACAAGTCAAATCTGCTTTAATCGAAGCACGTAATTTATCAAAAGAATATGTTGAAAAACATGTAGAAAAACTTGACTAATTGAGTATTTCGTAGTATAATAGAGGTATTGTTATTATATTATTGGAGAAATAAATGCCCATAGATTCTGCTGTTCTTGACATTGAAACGTTAGGGACTAATGCTAACGCAGTCATACTTTCTGTAGGGATTGTTGCTGTCGATTCAAGCAAAGACTACAAATACGAAGAACTTATCAATAACGGTTTTCATGTCACACTTGATGTTAAGTCACAAGTAGACGCCGGACGGAAGATTGATAAAGACACTTTAAATTGGTGGGGAGAACAAGGCAAGGAAGCAATGAAGATCCTTGCTCCATCAAAAGAAGATATTCATTGGACTCAACTTCTGCCCGCAATCTTTAAATATTTTAAAGAAGTTGGGGCAAACCCAAAAGACATTTTAGTATATGCAAGAGGAAGTCATTTTGACTTTGGTATCTTGCACGATTTATTTAGAGTCACAGGTGATGCTGGTGCCTACGATCTCCCTTGGAGATGGTGGAATATTCATGATTCTAAAACTGTTCAAATAACTCTCGTTGATGAAAAGATTGATGTGCACCCAGAGGGGTTCATTCATCATAACGCACTACACGATTCGGCAAGAGAATATATGAACATTCAATTAGCAATTTATAAATTTCAAGCAACTTTAGGAGAGAAGTAATGGATGATTTAAGTGAATATGACTTAGACGAGGATTTTGACGAGTACGCAGATGCAAGGTTTTATGACGTATCATTGTGTTTTACGTTTATGGATATGGACGATTGTATAACATTTGAAATGGTTTCAGATGGAGAAGTCGAAGACAATGTTGCTTTAGTTGAAGCAGTTATTGAGGGATATGGTGGTGTTGCTGAAATGGACGATGGAACAATTATTAACTTAAAGAGATATGTTAATGCTTTTGTTATTGAGTCTACAGAAAGAAAATCTAGTAGTGTAAAACCTAAATTTAAACTCGTACATTAATATGGAACTACAAGATTTTATAAAGATTTATAATGGAGCATTGCCTCCTAAAGTTTGTCATGATTTGATTGACAACTTTGAAAAGCATGAAGATAGTCATGTCCTAAGTGGTGTTGGTGGTCCGAAAGAACGTGAAGACGGATATCGTTCTGCAATTGAACTTAATTGTTCTGTTGTTTCTGATACCGATTCTGATATGAAGTTCTTATTGTCATCCCTGAATAAAGTCGTGATGGATTATGCTAATTTATATCGTTACGAAATGAAATCAAAAGGGTTTTCCGACACTATACCAGAATCTAATATTTTGGAAGAATGGAGAATGCATAGATATGACGAGGTTGAGCATTTTTATAAAAAGCATGTAGACTCTGTTGATAGTAATTCTTCTAATAGAATGTTAGCATTTTTATTCTACCCTAACACGGTTGAAGAGGGAGGAGAAACTGTATTTACTGACCATTTAAAAGGGGTGGAATGTTCAGCAATTCAAGGCAGACTTCTTATATTTCCAACTTGGATGGGGTTTCCTCATGAGGCAAAATCTGTTATTAAAGGAACGAAATATATGCTTAAAACGTATCTTCATTACCCAGGAGAATTAGATATTGATTAATTTCAAACGTGAAGTCTTTTATCAGTTTATTTGCATTCATTGTAAAGAAGATTGGAGGATAACTAACCCAGACGAGGAAAAAGAAGAATGGTGGTGTCCTCACTGCGGTAAGTCTCAAAATGTTCCATCACTTGAGAAAACTCCATTGATAAAAAGTGATAATCATATTAAATATGAAGACAATCTTACTGAATCAAACTGTCCTAATGGAGGATGGTGGAACCCAATTAAAAAGGAATGTATGGGTACGGGAAATGGATTTATTCCCAGAAATACTTGACTTTCAACTACATTTATAGTATAATATAATTATGAAATTTTACACATCAGTTAATACATTAGGAAATAAAATACTTGTTAGGGGAGTGGATACAGAACGTGGTGATTTTATTCGTAGAGAAGAATTTAAACCAACAATGTATGTTCCTGGCAAGCAAGGTGATACTAAATTTAGAACCCTCGAGGGTGAAAAGGTTTATGAAGTTAAACCTGGAAACATAAAAGAAACAAGGGACTTTATTAAAACTTATTCAGAAGTCGGTGGTTTTTCGGTATTTGGTATTGACGCATTCGACGTTCAATATATCTGTGATACATGGTCAGGGGATATTGATTTTGACCCAACTAAAATCAGAACCTACAATATCGATATTGAGGTTGAGTCTGATAAAGGTTTTCCTCACCCAGATAAAGCATTATCTATTATCAATGCCATTACAATCTATGATAATATAGATGATACTTATTACACTTGGGGATTAGAGCCTTGGAATAAAGAAGACGGTGAGTATGCTGGAAGTGATATTAAAATTGTATATCAGCACTGTTCTGATGAAGTTGCGTTGTTGACCGACTTCTTACAATTCTGGCAAAAAGAACCACCACATGTAGTCACTGGTTGGAATATTGACGGGTTTGATATTCCATATATTATTAACCGTTATGCAAGAATTTTCGGTGAAAGGGAAACTAAGAAATTCTCCCCATTTGGTTGGATTAAGGAACGTTCTGTTAAAACTAAGTTTGGCAAAGAACAACTTGTATATGATATTCTAGGAGTTCAATCTCTAGATTACTTAAAGTTATATAGAAAGTTTACATATAAAATGCAAGAGAGTTATAAACTTGATTGGATTGGTCACGTTGAACTTGGTGAAAAGAAATTGTCATATGAAGAAGAAGGATCACTTTTACAACTTTCGAGGGTTAATCCTCAAAAGTTTATTGACTACAATATCAAAGACGTTGAACTCGTTAAACGATTAGACGATAAAATGAAGTTGATTGACCTTGCTATGACTATGAGTTATGACGCAAAGATTAATTATCAAGACGTATTTGGTACAGTTAAGCAGTGGGATGCTATTATCTATGATTATTTGATTAGACAGAATATCGTAGCACCACCTAAAACTTTTAGTGGTAAGTCTGAGCAATATGCAGGTGCATATGTTAAGGCACCTATTACTGGTAAGCATGAGTGGATTGTATCGTTTGACTTGAATTCTCTATATCCTCACTTGATTATGAATTATAACATTAGTCCGGAAACTCTTGTTGGATTTGATAGTAGGGTTGACGTTGATAAATTACTACATGAAGAAGTTGATTTGTCTAACTTAAAAGATGAGAATCATACCGTTGCCCCAAATGGTGCTGTATATAGACGGGATAAAAGAGGGTTTTTGCCTAACTTAATGGAAAAGATTTACAATGAACGTAAGATTTTCAAAGGTAAAATGCTTGATGCTGAACAACGCAGAGAAGACGGTGACAACAGTAAAGAAACTGTTAATGATATTGCCAAATTTAATAATATCCAAATGGCAAAGAAGATTCAGTTAAACTCTGCTTATGGTGCAATCGGAAATCAATGGTTTAGGTACTACGATTTAAGAAATGCTGAAGCAATTACTACTGGTGGTCAATTAGCAATTAAGTGGATTGAAAAGAAACTAAATGAATTCTTAAATAAAATCTGTAATACTAATAATTATGACTTCGTAGTTGCTATTGATACTGACTCTGTTTATTTACGATTAGGTAAAATTGTCGATGGTGCTTATAAAGGTAAGGAAATTCCAACAAAGGATAAAATTGTAGATTTCCTTGACATGATTGCTAAAAAGTCTATTGAACCTTTTATTGATAAGTCGTACGAACAACTTGCTGAATATGTAAATGCATATGAACAAAAGATGCAAATGGGTCGTGAAGCAATTTCGGATAGTGGTATATGGACTGCTAAAAAGAGATATGCTTTAAATGTATATGATAATGAGGGTGTTCGATATGCAAAACCTAAAATGAAAGTAATGGGGTTAGAGATTGTTAAATCTTCTACTCCTGCTAATGTAAGGGATAAGTTAAAGGAATCGGTTGGTATTATTCTAAATGGTACTGAGTCTGAATTACAACAGTTAGTATATAAATATAAAGATGAGTTTAAAAGTTTGCCTCCTGAAGATATTTCTTTCCCTCGTGGTATTAATGAATATAAGAAATACTTGACGCAAGAAAAGTCAATTCCTATTCACGTTAAGGGTGCTATGTTATTTAATAGATTACTTAAAAAGCATGGACTTAAAAATATTGAAGCAGTTGATGCGGGAACTAAGATTAAATTTGTTTATTTGAATACACCTAATAAACATCAACAAAACGTTTTATCGTTTGTTTCTGGAATCCCACCAGAGTTTGATATGGATAGTTTAATTGATTATGATACTCAATTTGAAAAGGCGTATATAAAACCACTAGAAGGAATTTTAAATCCTATTGGTTGGGATTGGGAAGAAAAAAGTTCATTAGATTCATTTTTCGGATAAGAGATAACTATGGCAAAAATTAACGTAAACACAGTAGCTGAAGAAAGTCAAAGTAGTAGTTTTGATGATTTCGTGGACAATTTCCAAGAAAATATTAAGAACCTAACTGCCCGACAAAAATACGAAGATATTCAAAGTGATAGAGATTACGAACTTGATATTGATGGGTATATTGTTGGTGATTTATGGAACGAAAAGATTGCAGCAGAGGTAATGGACTTGAATGGTTTTCAAGCAACAATCGAACGACTTGAAGCACTGATTGAAGGAAGATCTTTTTATCTAGGTGGATCTTTGCCTACAACTCACACTGCTATCGCAGCAGATCTTCAATATGATGCCAAGGCATTTTTAAAAATGTTCCCCAAGTTTCCCGTTATTTACTTCACACGTTGGGGTAATATGAGAAAACCAAACAATCTACAAGAACTGCGAGACAATCCTGTTCGTCAATAAATACTTTACTTTTGTGCCTTTATAGGGTATAATATAGGTATATTGAATAAAACATTAGGAATTATATTATGAGTGACTTATTAGCACGTCTGAAGAAATCAGGCACAATCAAATCCACGCAACTTTCAAAGTCTGCGTTATTCAACGCAAAAGATGTAATCCCAACTTCAGTGCCTATGATTAATGTTGCACTATCTGGTAGAATGGATGGTGGCATTACTTCTGGTTTAACTGTTCTTGCTGGACCGTCTAAGCATTTCAAAACTGCCTTTGGTCTATTAATGATGAAAGCATACATGGATAAATATCCAGACTCAATCGCATTATTTTATGATTCGGAGTTTGGCACCCCTCAGTCCTATTTTGAGTCCCTTAAAATCGATACTGATAGGGTACTACACGTCCCACTTAAAAACATCGAGGAACTTAAATTTGACATCGTAAACCAACTTGAGGATATGAACGTTACAGACCACGTCTATATTATGATTGACTCAATTGGTAATCTAGCATCTAAGAAAGAAATGGAGGATGCTAAAGATGGTAGATCTGTTGCTGATATGACTCGTGCTAAACAATTAAAATCGTTATTCAGAATGGTCACTCCATATCTAACATTAAAAGACGTTCCTTTAATAGCAGTAAATCACACATATGAAACTCAAGAAATGTTTAGTAAACAAGTAGTTTCTGGTGGTACTGGTGTTATGTATTCGGCAGATAACGTTTGGATTATTGGACGACGTCAGAATAAGAAAGGCACAGAAATTGAAGGATATGATTTTATTGTCAATGTTGAAAAATCAAGGTTTGTTAAAGAGAAGTCGAAAATACCAATTTCTGTAACTTGGAAAGGTGGTATTAAGAAATGGTCTGGATTACTTGAAATTGCCGTTGAGGGTGGGTTTGTAGTTAAACCATCTAATGGTTGGTATTCTAAAGTTGACCTAGAAACTGGTGAAGTTGAAGATAAAAAATGTCGTGCTTCTGAAACTGAAAAGGCAGAATTTTGGAAAGATATTATTTCATCTAAAAAGTTCCAAGAGTATATTACAAACAAATATGCAATCGGCACTCGTTCTTTGTTATCAGATGAAGATGACTGATTTATTTTACATAAAAACCAAAGACGGCACTGACATTGCTGTTTTTGACTTGGTGATTGACGGAAGAGAAATAACATTTAGTTATAATACTGTAGAAGATAGTATTGAATCTGAACCTTATGAAAATGAAGTTCAGGCAATATTATCTAAACTTATGACAGAACAAATGCAAAATGAAGGGGGATAATACTTGAGTATTGAAAACACGATTCTATCGAATCTAATATATAATGAAGACTATGCAAGAAAGGTAATTGTATTTTTAAAGGGTGAATATTTTCAATCGAATACTGATAAAATTGTATTTGATGAAATTCAGAAGTTCTACGCAAAATATAATAATGTTCCTACAAAAGAAGCATTAGACCTTGCCATCGATGGTAGGGATGATTTAAGTTCTACTGATTATGAAGAATCATCTATGATGGTTCAATCGTTAGTTAAAGAAGATGCTAACAACGAATGGTTGCTTGATGAAACTGAAAAGTTCTGTAAAGATAAAGCAGTTTATAATGCTATTATGGAATCAATTAGTATTATTGATGATGAAGAAAATAAACAAAAGTCTGAGGGTTCAATCCCTGAGTTATTATCTACAGCATTAGCAGTATCTTTTGATACTCATATTGGTCACGACTTCTTAGATAATGCTGAAGAACGTTTTGAGTTTTATCAACGTAAAGAGGAACGTATTCCTTTTGATATTGAATATCTAAATGTTATTACAAAGGGTGGTATTCCTCGTAAGACTTTGAATATCTTAATGGCAGGAACTGGTGTAGGTAAAACAATTGGTATGTGTCATATGGCTGCATCTAATCTAACTATGGGCAAGAACGTTCTATACATTACTATGGAAATGGCAGAGGAACGTATTGCCGAACGTATTGATGCAAATCTAATGGATGTTGAACTTGATAGTTTGAAGGATTTATCATTTGAACGTTATTCTAATAAAATTGCTGCGATTCAATCTAAAACAAAAGGTAAATTGATTGTTAAAGAATATCCTACATCAACTGGTCATGCTGGTCATTTTAGACACCTATTAAAAGAATTAGCACTTAAAAAGAATTTCATGCCTGATATCATTTATATTGATTATTTGAATATTTGTGCTTCTCAAAGGTTAAGTGGTGCCAATAATGTAAACAGTTACACATACGTTAAGGCAATTGCTGAAGAATTACGAGGTCTTGCCGTTGAATACAATGTTCCTATTTGGTCTGCTACTCAGGTTAATAGAACAGGTTTTAGTTCGTCTGATATGGGTCTAGAAGATACTTCTGAGTCGTTTGGTTTACCAGCAACTGCTGACTTATTCCTAGCATTAATTCAGACTGAAGAACTACAAGAATTAAATCAGGTAATGGTAAAACAACTTAAAAACCGTTATGGTGATGAAAATATAAACAAGAGGTTTGTAATCGGTATCAATAAAGCAAAGATGAAATGGTACGATGTCGAACAAGATGCACAAACTAACCTTTTAGGGAGTACACCAAATGAAGAAACAAAAAATGAGAGTGCTTTTGCGTCGTCCAAAAGTCAAAATCGTAAAAACGCATTCAAGGACTTCAAAGTATAAGGTGATAATATTATAAATATAGTATTAAGAATATACTTGTAATATGATGAAATCATTTAAGACTTACATTGCCGAAGAAAAACTAACACACTTAGAACACGTAGAAGATGCAATATTCGACTTCGGTATAGGTGGTGCCAAGGAGGCATTGCGTATTCTCGATGATGTTGCTCATTCACTTGAAGGACACTCAAAACGTTCTGTAAATATTCAAGCAAAGGTAGATGGTGCTCCCGCAATTATTGCTGGTATCGATCCCGAAAATGGTAAGTTCTTTGTTGGTTCTAAATCAATATTTAACAAAACACCTAAGATAAACTATACCAATGCTGATATTGATAAGAACCATAAAGGTGGTTTAGCAGATAAACTTAAAATAGCACTGAAAGAATTTCCTAAAATGAATTTGAAGGGAGTCTATCAAGGTGATTTTATGTTCACTCCTGAAGATTTAAAAAAGGCAACTATCGATGGTGAGAAATATGTAACGTTCACTCCGAATACCATTACATATGCTGTCCCTTTAGATTCTGCTTTGGCAAAAACTATTCTAAAATCAAAAGCAGGTGTTATCTGGCATACAACCTATACTGGTGATACAATTGCTGATTTATCTGCCCAATTTAATATCAACATTAATTCGTTTAAGAAACAGTCTTCTGTTTGGTTTACTGATACTAACTTTGTTGATGCCTCTGGTTCAGCAACAATGACTAAAAAGGAAATGACTTCAATTAAGAAGTTATTAGCAAGTGCTCATAAAGAACTTGGTTTACTTGATAAAAATTCAATGTCAAAACTATTCGGAAAAACTGCCCTTTCTAAACTGGTCAAGGTTTATATTAATGCCCAGATTAGACAAGGACAACGTTTTTCTAATAAGCAAATGGCAGTTGGTTCATTTATTGATTTCGTCACTACCGACTACAAAAAGAAAATGGACAAATTAAAGTCCCAAAAAGGTAAAGATAAGAAACAAAAAGAATTAGATGTATTTCTAAAAGAACTTCGTTCGGGTAAAATGGCAGGAACATTTGCTCATGCACTAGAATGGCACAACGAGGTTATAGACATTAAAATGATGATTGTTAAGAAATTAGAAACAGTTAATCAGATCCCAGCATTCATTAAAACGTCTACTGGTTATAAAGTAACAGGTCCAGAAGGATTCGTTGCTATTGACACATTATCAAATAGTGCTGTTAAATTGGTTGACAGATTAGAATTTAGTCAAGCAAACTTTAACGCAATAAAATCTTGGGGATAAGGTATGCAAAAGTTTAACGAATTTATCACAGAAGCAGTTAAAGGCTACAGTTCCCTCCCAGCTTATAAAAGTAAATTGAAGTGGAAAAAGTCCAAGGAAGTTTCTAAAAAGAATATGAAATTTATTAATCTAAAAGCATACACGCCTGAAGCAGAGTGGACATCAGGTAAATATACTATTATTAGAGTAGGTACTCATCTTTCACACAAAAAGTTTCTTATGATAAATAATGGTAAAGTACGTCCATCAGGTCACGGTAGTGGTCCACAGACATATTCAAAATTAGAAATGGCAAAGTTTTACTTTGACGAATTATAATGAAAACATTTAAACAACATCTAGAAGAAGCAAACTTTGATGGCCATACTGGTAAAGGTTTCAAAAATAAAAATGTTGCATCTCAAGGTGGACGAACTGCAGGTAAAAACAGACAATCTGCCGCAGGTAAAAAGCACCAAGAATCAATGATAGACGCCGCCATTAAACAGGATAAGAAAGCATTTGATAAAGTTGCTAAGATATCTGCCAAAATGAGAAGTAAAATGTTCGGTATGACAATGAAACCACAAAAAATGTGGTCAGTTGAGAAAGCAAAATCAATGAAAGACGGATCGTATTGGAAGATGCAAGTTAAGGATAGGCATAAACTATGAAAACATTTAAACAACATCTAGAAGAAGCAAAGAATAAACCAGTCGTATTTACGTTTGGTCGGTTCAATCCAATCACAAAAGGACACGGAGCATTAATTGACTTTGTTGTCAAATCTGCTAAAGGTGGAGAAGGAATGATATTCACTTCTCAAGGTCAAGATGCTAAAAAGAACCCTTTGGATTATAAGACTAAGACTAAGTGGTTGAAAACAATGTTTCCTAAAGCAAAGATTGTTAAAAATACTTCATTGAAAACTCCTTTTGATATTTTAAGATGGTTGTCTGACCAAGGGTATAAGGATGTAACTATGGTTGTAGGTGGTGACCGAGTTGATGAATTTGAAAAACGTATGAGACCATATATTAACCACAAAGACCCTAAGAAGTCTTACACTTTTGATAAATTTGAAGTTATTAATTCTGGTGCTAGAGTTCAAGGTGTATCTGGTACTGATATGCGAAACCATATTAAAAATGATGATTACGATTCATTCAAAGCAGGACTACCGAAAGGATTATCTGATAAACAATGTGAACAATTTTGGAACGATGTTAAGAAAGGGATGAAGTTATGAAAACATTTAAGCAATGGTTAGATGAACGTACAGCCTCTCAAGGAGGACATTTTGACGGGTGGACTGCCGAATTAGTTAAACGACTTTTACCTAAGAAGTGGGTACATAAGTTTAAACGAGCAGTACATGCCGAAAGATATAAAGCTGCTTTAAATTTGTATCATGAGATGGTAAGAGCATATAATAGAAATCCTGAGGCACAACAGTCTCCTGGCATGATGATTATGAATCCTAAGGGATTAGCAATGGCAAAGGCTGCTCAGGCATTTGGATTATCTACTAAAGAATTTAAGAAAGTATTGGACCACAAAACAAGATACGAAGAAGTAGAACTTGAAGAAGAAATTACTAAGGTTGATTTAGCTGGTGTTGAGAAGTTTGCTGATAAAATCTTTGCTAAAGTTGGTATTGATATTGAGTTTACTAGACACTTCTTAGAACGTGTTAATGATAAACGTAATGGAAAAGATATTACAGTTGGTGAATTAACAAGGTTATTTAAACAGTCATATAAGAAGCATGGTAAGAAAATTGCTAAAATGGGTGACGATACCGAAGCAGTATTAAATGATTTACAAACAGATATCAATATGCCATTCGTCTTGGTATGGGACGGTAAAGAGTTTGATTTAATCGCAAAAACTATTATGAGAAAGAAAGATTTTAAAACACATAATCAAAAATTGAAAATATAAATTAAAGTATGAAGATTATAAATAATGACTCATTTAAAATCAACAAAAACGCAAAAATAACAATAAAAGAAATAGGCAGATTCAAACATAAAGTAATTATTATAGATGATTTCTATGAAAACCCTGATGAAGTATATGACATAACTCAAAATACATCATACACGATAGATAAAAGTGTTATTTTTTCTGCTGGGGTTGCTCGTGCTGATATTAATTATAATTTGAATAATATAAAATTATTTTTGACTGAACTAATACAGAAAGAATATAATGATAGTATCAATATATATTCTTTGCCTTTCATTGTAAGTATATACAAAAAAGATTGTGTTCCTGAATTTGAATACACTCATGTTCATAATGATGGTTCAGATTATGCTTTCATCCTTTATTTGAATAAGGAAACGATTGAAGGTGGGACGAGTTTGTGGAGACATAAAGATACTGGATTAGAAGCGCTTCCTTCTACCCCATCAGCTAAATTGTCGTATGAAGAAATTAAATATATATCTGAGGTCACTGGAACTCTAGATATGACGGAAATGCGAGAATTTAATGGTAAGGTTTTAAATAAGAATCATAAAAAAGATTCGTTTGTAGATGAACAAGATGATTGGGAAATGTTACATCTTGCTGAGATGAAATATAATAGAATGGTGTTATATCCCGGCTCTTATTTTCATTCTATGCACGTGACTAGAGATATGTACAATGATGATTGGAGAATAGCACAGATTGGTATGCTAAACTAATAATTCATATAAATAATATAAAAGAGTATAAGGAATTTAAAATGAACACATTTAAACAACATTTAACTGAAAACATGAAGAAACGTGTTGAAAGTTTAGTAAATACTATTGCTATGTCTGATAATGTAAAGGCAATGATTGCATGGAATGAGTATGAAGATACTCGTAAAGGTGCTAAGTTTGACGCAAAGCATTTAAAGAAAGCAAAAGAAATTATGATGAAATTTAAAGTCAAGGTGACTAAGTAAATGAAATCGTTTAAACAACACATAAAAGAAGAGAAACTATTTGAGGAATTCCTTGAAGAGAAACTCATCATGTTATCGAATGGTAAGAAATACGGTCAAATCGTATTCTTAGCAGGCGGTGCAGGTTCGGGTAAAGGTTTTGCTTCTGATAACTTTATGCAGAAAGAATTATTCAAGGTACGTGACGTTGATGAGTGGAAAAAGACATTCATGGCAATTGCTGATATTATGGATAATCCAGAGAAGTATGCCAAGATGCAAAAGGCTGGTTCTAGTATTCCTAAAGGGGAGTATGCAAAGGTTAAAGGTCTAGACTTAAAGAAACCAAAAGATGTTGAAAAACTACACTTCTTTATTAAGAAATTGGGTCTTAAAGATAAGACATTAGATTTGATGTTAAGTCAAATGAAGAATAAGAAAGTATTACCAAATATTATGTTTGATATTACAGCAAAAGATGCTAAAGATATTGGACAGTTTATGCCACGTTTATTACAAGCAGGATATAACCCAGCAAATATTCATTTAGTATGGGTATTGACTGATTACCAAATTGCTATTCAACAGAAC